GGTAACTCAGCAGGATGAGTCGCCAGGAAATTTTTTGTAAACGATGGTGCACCTTTTTCTGTTCTGTCGTATGGCAAACCAACCTTATCAAATGCTGTAGCGATAGAAGCTGCTGCCCATATCTCTACGTCAAAACCTGCTATCTTTTTTATATCACGGTGCATGTCTTTTTCTGCGTCGACCAGTTGTGCTTTTGTTGCTTCTGCTTTGTCAATGTCAACGCGTACACCTTTAAACTTCATGTCGACTAGACATGGAAATAAATTTGTTTCCATATTAAATACGTCCCANAAATCTTGTTTAGATATTTCNTGNTGTAGTGCATGCCATAACTTTAATGTTACAACTGCATCTTGTTCTGCATACTCACCAACCAATGGCGCTGGCAGTCTCCACATTTCTGACTTGGGATTGACACCCCATTCTTTTGCTGCTTCTTGTAATATCTTTTCATTCTTACCCATGCCTACATATTCTTTACCAAGTGCATTCAATGCATAGCCCCACCTGTTTTCATTTATAAGTGATGCTGCTATCAATGTGTCAATGATACCACCACGTATTTGAAAACCCATAGAACGTATCCAGGATACATCGTACATTGCATTGTGAAATATTTTTGTAGCGTCGGTGTGTAAAACTTCTTCAAACCAATCCAATACTAATGTGCGGTCCATGTTCCCACCACCTTCATGATTAATTGGGAAGTAACCTGACCATCCTTCTACTGCAACTGCAATACCAATCACTTCACCGTCACCACGTACAGAACCAGATCCCATTGTTAATAAATTTGGATCTCTTGTTTCTAAGTCGATTGCAATTTCTTTGCGGTCAGATAAATCTGGTAAGTGTGTCGGTGGAACCCATTCTGTTTCGGGTTTAAACATTGGTACCTGTAACGGTTTATTCATATTGTTCCTTAAGTTTATTCAAGAACCAAATTGCTTTGTCTAAGTCCTCGATGGGTTTGCCTTTATGTTCGTGCCGCCAAATATATTTAACCGCACTGCCTTGTAGATAATATTTAAAGCCATCACCTTGCATTGATTTAATTGCATCAATGCAACCTATACCTCCTTTATTATAATGAGAAGGATAATTTACTGGATCATGTTTTTTACTCATAGCACGTATGCCCTTTCATAATTTCTTGGTTCTAGTATGTGTAAGTTTTCTTTTGCTCTTGTTACTGCTACATAAAATAACCTGTGTAGCTCGTCTGGTTCCCGATCATTCTGATCAATACTAGACTTAGTAATATCAGGAAGTAATAATACATTGTCTGCTTCACCTCCTTTTGCTCCGTGTATAGTTGACATTGTAATTCGTGGTGTTTGCGAAATCTTTTCTTTGTTCGCTAACATGTTTCGTATGTAGTTCTCTGTGTTTGTATCTATCTTTGTAAAAGCTTCGTACCAAACTTTATTAGTTTGCAATCCGTGTTCCGCGATGCAGTCTTCTTGTGTATATGTCAAATCATTGTTCATCGTTTTACCGGTACGGTAACCGCGCGTTACGTTGTCACCAAGATAAGAATAAATATTTTTTATTTGTATAACATTTAACATACTACCCTTTGACCATTCTTGCCAATGCTGTATAGCCATTAATAAATCTACAGGTATAGAGTTTCGTCCTTTGTGAGAAAAATACCACCCCTGCAGCTCACATAAATCTTTTACATCATCTAAAAAATAATTTGCAGATGCTAACACTAGCCATTCACCTTGACTCATGTCAACTTGTGTAAGGTCTGAATACCTGTTCAATTTACCAGTAGCTTCTCGTGGCTTGTATGTTTTNTCAAAACGNTTGTTNACNCGTTCTATTATGCTTTGTGATANCTCNTGTATAGGTCCACCAGGAATACGNTANGATTGTTTTAGTGTGTCGATCTGATCTACTTCTTCTTTAAGAGCGATAAAAGAATCAACGTCAGCACCAGCCCATTTAAATATAGCTTGATCATCGTCCCCTGCAATGTAGGTTTTGTCTGCCTTCGACCAAAGAGACCTGACCATTCGCCACTGCAAAGGTGAGAGGTCCTGTGCCTCGTCAATAAATAATACGTCAAAAGATGGTGATACATCTTGTTTAACAAATCTTTCCAACATGTCAGCATAATCTATCATTCCTTTCTCTTGTTTATACCGCTTAAGTTCTCGCTCTATTAAATACAATGTATCGCGCTCAATATCAAGATAGTGATTGTTATCATCATACAAATCCATAACGTCGCGCTCTGTAACTCGAGCTTTATTTATCATTGATAGATATTCATTATCAGACGTAAATGTGCCATCAGAATCAGAATTTGTTGCGTGCTGTAGTCTTATGTTGATACCAACCTTAGATCCAAAGTCTTTGTAGTCACGTGTCTGCATAACTTGCTCACGTTTTACACCTAGTGTTCTAAACGCTAATGAGTGTAATGTCCTAAAGAAAGGTAGGTCATCTTGTGCGTCAAGATTAAATTTCTCTGCAGCTCTGCCTGATGCTTCTTCTGCAGCTTTACGTGTAAAAGAAAAATATCCTATTCTTTTAGAATCAACACCTGCTTTTAAAAACTGATCTACTAAACCTAATAGTGTAGTTGTTTTACCTGTACCTGGTGGTCCTAAAATAATAGTTTTCATTAAAAAGGACTCTCCTGATATGTGACATGAGACACATCTGGTTTGTATGTCTTCATCGCTTGTATCTTAACAACTCGTGGTGTTTGATTCTTTAAAGTCATTCTAACTTCTTCTTCAAATATTTTTAATTGTTTAATTAAGTTACCTGTTTTTATTTTATCTAGTTCCCAATTATTTCTTTTTGCAAAACTATAAAAATCTTCCATTCTAAAATATGTGTAGCCCTCGTCAGTCCATGCAGCTTTATTAAGTATGTCGTCTTTTGTACGCGCTATTGCTCTGTGCACTGTAAAGTCATACAATAAATTTTCTATTTGGTTTTGTGGACTCAATGATTCAAGAGCTTCTATCTCTTGTAAATTACCCATCAAAGGTTTTACATATACCTCCCTCCAATCTTTTGCTTTTGGTATTGGTGATACAATATTTGCTTGATCTAATACTGCTATCGCAAACAAATTAGGATTGTGTAACTGTTCTGTTTTTAATTCTACTCTCTTGCTGTCTACATCTAAAAACCATTGTGGTGGATTAGAATTTATTTTTGACAACGTACCAAACTCCGGCATCTGCTCTTCTTCAAAACCTACACCAAACTTTTTTGTTCTACATTTTGCAGCATTGCACACACCACATATTGGTTGGTCTTTACATCTGTATTTATCATAGCCACGTTTACCAATAGAATTCATTAATTGTTTTACTTCTTGAAAACTTAATGGCGGATCCATGTACTTTTGGTTAGACGACATCACATCATCCTCCCACGTATCTGGAGATGCCTGTTTGTGATACACTGCTACATTAAACAATGCATTGTTTCGTGAGCCTTCACCAAAACCTTCGTCTGCTAATTTATTTAAGCAAGGCGGTCCATCTTTAAATGCTTCGTTATCTTCAACTTTTTTTACAGCAATTATCGCTTCTATCTGTTCTCGTGTCTGTACCCATTCATCATATATAGAATAGAATGATTCTAAACTAGCCGCGTTGCCTTCTGCATCAAAAGTATAGCGCAATCCCCTAATTCCACCGTGGTATGGTAAATTTAAAAAGTTACCTGTATCACCACGTTCAACCAATATTTCAGTTTGTTTTGGAAATATCTCACTACCTGCATAACCTAAAGCTTCTGACATCATCTTTAGTTTTGACTGCATCAACGCAGCCGGTATATATTCTGTTGCAAATAAAAATAGATGTGCACCACCAGATTTTGATCTAAATGTAACTAATGGGAATTTATGGGACTTGATAGAAGCTGTTATTTTTTTGTGGTCTAGGCCTTTGTACTCGTCAACGTCAACACAACCCCAACGACACTCATTGTTTTCATTAATAGGTATTACACCTAGCGCAGGTTCTTTGCCATC